CCTGAATCGCCAGTTCTTCCAAGTCGAGTGCGGCACGTTCCGCAATCAGGTCCACGATGGTCTGATGCAACCCACCCGCGCCGGTCTGCATCGGCACGTTGATGTTGCCCTTCTCGATGTTGTCCTCGATCACGTCGTAGGGCAGATGGACTTCAGCGATGACTTCTTTCGTCGCCAAGTTCACCTGTCCCAGATCGGGCTTCACGCGATCCGAGTCAGCCAGTGGTGTGGCGCTGACCGCAGGTCGCAGCACTCGGGAGCCGAAGCCGATCTTGTTGATCTTCATCTCCGGTGCGCCCATGGCGACAGTACGGATGGAAGCCAACAGGGTGGGCTGGTCAATGAGGGTGCGAATGAAGCGGTCGGTCTGCTCCGGATTTAGCTTGCCAGCCGTCGCCAGATCCGAAAGCGCCATATCCGCTTTTTGGATTACTTCCTGATTCGTCATGTCATCTCCTGTAACAACGTGTTGGTGGTGGATCTGGTCGTGCTACTTACGACGGCGCAGAAACGCGGTGTCGAAGTTACCCGTCCGAGGATCATCGTCCTTCTGGACACGCATCCGGGCGGGGCCTGCGGGACGATCTTCTGACACCACGGGAGCGACCACCGTCGCACCCAACTTCTCTCCCAGAGTGTCAGCTTTCTTCACCACGTCGTCAAGCACTTTCTTCTGGTTGCCCTGCTCGGTGACCACCGTCTCCAACTTTGTGGTCAGTGCAGTCAATTGCGCCGTGGTGGTGGTCTTCAGGTCGTTCAACGCGGCCAAGATGGCGTTGTCGTTCTTCTTGGCCTCTTCCTCTGGCGGCGGCTTCTGGTCGTCTTCCTCATCGACCGGAGCCATCTCAGACGGCGGGTGATCCTTGATGCGCTTCTTGCGGTCCTCTTCGGACTCCTTGATCACCTTCTTGGCCGGGTTGCCGGTCATCTTCTCGCCAGCCACTTTCTCTTCCTTCTTCGGCTCCTCTTTCACCGGCTCTTCCTTTGGCGCTTCGCAAGAGCACTTCTTGACGATCTCGGTGACAGCCTCGTCCAGATTGAACGCTTCCACCGGAAGCATGATCATCTGGTTCAGGTACTCGGCGTAGCTGGTCAGCGCGGCCTGAGCATGATCCTGTGGCGTGTCCGACTTGGAGACCTTCATGACCTCTTCGTGCAGGCCCTGTGAAGCCATCTTCAGGTCAGGGAAGAATCCGTGCTCGTCAATCTGGTCACCAATCCAACCAGAGGGTGTCTGGAAGTTGGCGACGGACACCAGCACTTGATCGCTCAGACGCACAAGCTGCACGTCTTTGGGCTGGTCCGTTTGCGCGAACACGAGCGTTTCGCCACCATCCGACTTCTGGACGCGATCCGTCCGGAAGCCGTGCTTCTCGATGGCATCCAGCACTTGTTTCGCGGCGGCTTCATCCTTCTGGGCGAAGACCACCACTGCCGACACAAACGGCTTCGGTGCCTCTCCGTCCGATTTGAACACTCGCGTCAGGTCAATCCCCATTTCGCTCTCCTTCTCACGCTTCAACACTCGGAACGGAATACGTGTGGCGGCTCGGTCCACCAGTGAAATGAATCGCACGTCCGCGTCACGCAACTGCTTCAGCTTGGTCCGAAAAATCGGCATAAGATTACCTCAAGATTCGGACATTGTCCACGCTTGAAAATCGATGACGGTGACCCTGAGTATCCTGCGTATGTGTCCCGGCCACGATGACATGTGAATGCCCGTTGACCACATCCGTCATTCCACCCTTGAACTCACCCTTGTCGTCATACGTGACGAAGAATTTGTGTTCGTGGTCTTCATTCTTACTGGTCAACCCGGTTACTACCGGGGGAATCTCAATCTCCACATCCATGTCGTGCCGGGTGACCAAGGCTTCCATACTAAACCCGTTAATATCGCCCTTCTTGATGGACGCCCACAGGGCAGGGTCTGGGATGTGGACACCGATGACCCACGAACCGGGCAGGAACCGCGTATCGGAGTCATCAGCCACAAAAGACTCAACAACACTCGACCCCTGCATCAATTTGTTGCCGTGCATCAAGTCAATCTGCCCCATCTTGCCGGAGCGAATAAACTCGTGCGCCATCTTGCGAATCTCGATAGCCGTCATGTATTCGCCCTGTGCATCAGGGCGGTTGGGTGCATAGACCTCACCCAACACAATCTGGAGTTCCGCCTCCTGTTTGACGACCAGTTTTCTCTCTGACATTTTACACCCCAATCGGGTTAGCAACTGATCCGTGATTGCAATCAGTTGCCAACCCTCTTGGCTTACTACTACTTCTTCACCGGCTGCACCGGAACCGGTGGCTTATCTCCACCGGGCTTCGTGGTGGCTTCAGGCGGTGACGTCTCACCCTGTGGCGGCACGCCCAACAGCCAGCCGTAGGTCGGAGACCAGTACCACTGGTAACCGGCCAACGGACCCGGCTCACCAATGGGTTCGAACCCCGGTGCCTCTGGCGGCGATCCTCCACCCGGCCATCCACCACCCGGTGGCTGCGGCGGCTGCGGCCACGGATATCCCGCGATGGGATGCGACGGGAACGGCGGCAAGCCGTGATCCGGTCGTGGTTGCCAACCGCCAGCCCACGGTGGAAGCTGGATCGGGTGCGTCGGGAAGCCCGGTCCCGTTGACGGATACGGCGGCTGACCACCGGGGCCACCACTACCGGGCGGGTAGTAGATCGGGTGCTCCGGACGCGGTTGCCACCCCCCGGCCCACGGGGGCAACTGGATGGGGTGCGTCGGGAAACCGGGGCCTGTGCTCGGGTACGGTGGCTGACCTCCACCGGGTGGCCACACGCCACCGGGCGGTATCACAATCGGGTGGCTCGGGAATGGCGGCAGTCCTTGATCGGGTCTGGGTTGCCATCCACCCGCCCATGGCGGTAGCTGGATCGGGTGTGTGGGAAAACCCGGTCCTGTGCTCGGGTAAGGTGGCTGACCGGGCACCGATGGTTCATCGGTGAACGTCAGCATTCCAACAAACATGACAGGGCGTGTTGACATAACAGAACTTCTCCTCTACGTGGGTTACTTCTTTGGTCCCGGCCCCTTGGCTGGCTCGGCTGGCAACTGCGTGGGTTTTCCCGGTCCACTCGGTCCCGGTCCCTGCCCCGGCCTGCCGGGTCCACCCGGTCCACCGGGACGTCCAACACCCGGTCTGCCGGGAAGTCCCTGATCCGGCTTGCCGGGTTTCGATGGTTCATCCGGTTCCTCGGGATCGACGGGTTCGGTCGGTGGATCGGTTTCGTCAGGATCGGTGGGTAATTGACTTGGTGTATCAGTCATCGGTCGTCTCCTATGCTGGGGTTATCTGAAAAACTTGAGCACGGTGGCGTGATCCCACTTCTTCACACCCTGCGACGGAAGTCCATACTGCCTCGTCCACGCGACGGACTCATGATAGACCACGGACATCGGAAGATCCACTATCACGACGTCCATTTCCATATCATTGTCAAGGTTACCATCCTCGGCATCACGTCCGACTGCTGCGGCCCATGTATGGTGCCCATCGAGGACGTATCCATCCCGTGTGACCGTAATCTTCGCCTTCTTCGGGTCACGGTTTTTTGCCAGCATCATCCCGGCAACCTTGACCCCCTCCATCTCAGCTTGGCTGGCCTTGAGCTTACGCGCCAGCATCTTGCCGTTCGGATTGGATGAGATACCCGAGACCGCTAAGTGATCAAGGAAGGCTTTGGTCGCATCCACCTCTCCGTTCGTATCTCTCGGGAGCTTATCCGCAGGACTCCCCGGTACGGGAGTCTTCGACTTGAACTGCGGCATCTCAATGCGGGGGATGCCGTTAGGAAATTCTTCGGTCCTAATCTTCTGAGTGCAGAACAAACTCGCACCCTTGACAGTGATATTGCACGGGTCGAAGTTAGGTGCATCTCGGCCTAGCTTTTTGGCTCTAATCGCCATCTCGCCCAATTGCTTGAGCACCGTGTGGACAGACTTCGTGTCCTGAAGCTCGACGTTCTCACCCTTGAGAATGCGAATCACGCCTTCTTCGGCGGTCTTGACTTTATAGATCCGCTTGGCGGCTTGTCGCTCCAGTCGAGTCTGGGCGGCTTGTTGATCAGGGGAAAGCGTGCTTCGACCGAGAGACCCGAGTCCCTCTGTGGACCCTGACTCTCCACTCGATGAGAATTCACCACCACGTCCACTACCAGCCGGGACTCGTGGATGCTGACTCTCATTCCACTTGAGGACTTCAGTGAACATGACTAAGTGAATTTCAGGATGGATGCGTAATCAATCTTCTCGGCTTCTTGACGTTCTTTCCGCCGCTTAAATCGGCGGGTATCACGCGAGGAGTGCGGCCCCGGCGTCTGGTGTTCCTTGTTGACCGACTCGTTGTAGCCAATGCTGAAGGTGCAGACCGCGTAGGGATCGACGTCACCACCCTTGGCCTTCACATGCTCGATGCAGCGGTGCCACTTCTCCGAGTGAATATGGCCTTCACCCTTGAGCGCAGCACCACGACTGGTCAACAACCCGTTCGTGAGAGGCATGATTACCCTCCGAACATAATTCGGGCATGTCGTTGGCGTTGCTCACTACTGAAACGGAATCCCGGTCCAGCCGGGTTCTCGATGTGAAACTTACCCGTCCCTGTGACTGGGGGTTTATTCCAGTTCTTCACGAAATTTTCCAGTCCACCTTTGGAGGGGCGTTTCAAAGGATTGCCGAAGGCATCCTCGGTGGGTGCGCCTGCGGTGCCACCACGTCGTCCACTCCCGCTCTCAGCGAATCGCCCCTTGGCGTCGTGGTGGGGATTGAACTTCTGAACCAGCATACGGCGGGTCACGATCATGGCTATTTCTTTCCGGTACGAATCGCCTTGGCTCTGGATCGGAAGATACGTGCGACCGCGTGGTAGTTCTCGTGCTCGGCTTCGTTCGCCGCGGAGCGCCGCCGTTCCGCGATGCGCGGCCGCCAATCCTCGAGCAGCCCGCGATACGGATTCGTCGCACCTTGGAACGGATACGGATCGCCGGGGCGAACGAACGGGTCGTTCTCCTCCCAGTTGA